ACACCAAGCCTGGCTCAAAGAACAGATGGTCACCGGTGTGGCGTCAAGCCTCGCGGCGGACATCGCCGTACAGGGCAGCGCCAAGGCGCTTCAGCCACACCTGACCAGCCGTCTCTCCATGGAAATCCGCGATGGCAAGCCCACCACCGTCGTTCTGGACGCCGAGGGCAAGCCCAGCGCCATGACCGTGGAGGAACTGAAAGCAGAATTCGCAAGCGATCCGGCCTTTGCGCCGTTGATCGTTGCGTCAAAGGCCTCTGGCGGCGGTGCCGGTGGTGGCCATAAGGGTGGCGGTGCCGCCTCAAAGGGCAGCATGGGCGGAGATCGTTCCGAGCGTGCGGCCGCAATTCGTAACCGTTTCCCTGAACTGAATCAATGAGGTGACAAGAAATGTCTCTTTCACAGATGCAGGTGTTCAACCAGTACATCATGCCGGCGACTATCGAGACGCTGGACCAGATGGTGGAAAAGTTCAACGCCGCAAGCCGTAACACTATCCGCCTGACCACCGAGGGCTTCGACGGCGATTTCCTCCAGGAATCGTTCTTCGCCGCCATCCACAGCGCCCAGCGCCGCGTGGATCGCTACGCCTCCCAGGCGTCCGCCTCCGCCACCGACCTGACCCAGCTGAAGCACAGCTCGGTGAAGATTGCCGGCGGCTTTGGCCCGATCCGTTTCGAGCCCGGCCAGCTGACCTGGTTGCAGAAGCCGACCGCCGAGGGCATCGAGGTGGCCAGCCGAAACTTTGCCGAGGCGCTCATGGCGGATCAGCTGAACACCGCTATCGCCGCCCTGGTGGCGGCCATCGAGAACAACAGCGACGCCACCAACGACGTATCGGCCAGCGGCGGCCTGTCCTACAACGCCCTGAACGACGCGCACGCCAAGTTCGGCGACCATAGCGGCAACGTGCTGTCCAACGTGATGACCGGCGCGGTTTATCACAAGCTGATCGGCCAGAACTTGACCAACGTCTCACAGCTTTTCCAGGCCCAGAACGTGACCGTTGTGGACATCCTGGGCAAAGCTATGGTGGTGACCGACGCGCCCGCCCTGTACGAAGCTGGCACCCCGAACAAGCAGAAGGTTCTGGGCCTGGTGGAGTCCGCGGCTATCGTCCACGACGCCGGCGACGTGATCAGCAACATCGAAACGTCCAACGGCCAGACCCGGATCGAGACCACCATGCAGGTGGACTACACCTTCGGCCTGGGCCTGAAGGGCTACACCTGGGACGAAACCAACGGCGGCAAGTCCCCCTCCGACGCGGAATTGGCTACCGGCACCAACTGGGACCAGGTCGCCACCTCCGTGAAACACACCGCCGGCGTTATCGCAGTGGGCGACGCCGCTCAGTAAGGAGTAGCCGATCATGGCGAAGCAAAAAGCGCCAGTGTGGTATCTGGCCGGCCCCTTCACTCGCTACAACGAGGACGTGAAGGATCTGGCCCGCAAGGCGGCCGTCCGCATCATTGATGCCCGGTATGTCCCGGCGGATCAGCGCCAGGACGCCGCGCCCGAGAAGGATCTGCCCAAGGTCACCGAGAAGGGCAGCAAGGCGCCCGCCAAGAAAGCGAGCGAATAAGACAGGGGGCGCATGCCCCCTTTCTTTCTACCGAATTCCGAGGATGATGGCCCAATGGCTCTGATTATCGAGGATGGCAGCATCGTGGCCGGCGCCGACAGCTTCGCCACCGTGGCGGAACTGGCGGACTATGCCGAGCGATTTGGCCGAGACCTACCCGAAGGCGAACCCGCGCGTGAGGCCCTGCTGCGGCAGGCTGCCTTGCAGATGCAGGTGATGCGCTGGAAGGGGTGGCGCGTTGCTGCCGATCAGAGCCTGTCATGGCCCCGGGAAGGGGTGTGCATTGATGGCGGATACCTCGCCTCCAATTACATCCCGGCCCGCATCCAGTACGGCCAGATGTCTCTGGCCACTGAAATCTATGCCGACGAACAGGCGCCCCCGGATCAGCGCCAGGGGCCGGTCACCCGCGAGAAGGTTGACGTGATCGAGGTCGAATATCAGGAGGTCCAGAACACCGGTAAGGTGCTTTGGGCTGCCCCTGAGCGCCCGAGCCGCGCCCAGTTCGCCGATTACCTCAACGCTCGGGGCCTGCTGGCTGTCCGGGCATGAGCCAATTCTACGACCGCACAGCCGCCACCGCCGCGCGGCTCCTGGCGAGCTATGGCCAGCCGGTGAGCATCACGCGTACCTCTGGTGGCACCTATGACCCGCTGACCGGTGAGACAACCGGCCAGACCACCACGACCTACACGCCGGACGGGGTGCTGCTCAACTACAGCGCCGGGGAATCCGGTGAGCTGAGAGCGGCTGGGGTGGACATCGTGAGCACCGACAAAAAGCTGCTCTGCGCCGCTTTTGAGGTCGATCCGGTCGTAACCGACACCGTAACGGTGGGCGGGCTCGACTGGACGGTGATGCGCGTCAAAACCCTGAGTCCCGCCGGAGCCGCCGTGCTCCATGAATTGCAGGTGCGCCGATGAGCTTCGGTGATGATGTCGCCGGGTTCGCCCGGAAGGCTGGTCGCTCCTTGGAGCAAACCGCCCGGGGTGTGGAGCTGCGCTTGTTTCGGGCCGTGGTCATGGACACACCAGTCCTTGATGGCCGTCTCCGTGGCGACTGGCAAGCCACGACCGATAAGCCTGCCCCGGGCGAGAATGGCCGCGCCGACAAGCAGGGCGGGGCGACCCTGGCGGAGATGGAGTCCATCGTGGCCGCGATCCAGGGCGGCAGCTATACCGTGCTGACCAACAACATGCCCTACGCCTACCGCATCGAGTTTGAGGGCTATTCCAAGACGAAGGCGCCCGAGGGCATGGTCCGCAAGAACGTGGCTCGCTTTCGGCAGATTCTCCAGGAAGAGGCTCAGAAGAACCGCGTATGAGATTCCTCGACGTTCGCAACGCGCTGGTCCTGAGCTGGCTGGACGGCGATTTCGGCCTGACCACGGCGCTCCCGAACAAGGATTTCACCCCCGGCACAGACCCGTGGGCGGCGCTGTCCCTGCTGCCGAGCCAGCCCGGGGTGGCGACGTGCGGCGACGAGGGAATGGACCGCCACGATGGCGTCCTGCAGATCGACCTGAATCACCCGCTCAATACCGGAGATATTCCGGCCATCACTTTGGCTGACCAGATAGCCAACCGCTACAAGGCCGGCACGCGCTTCGACGCCCCGGCCCTGTCCGAAACCCTGATCGCCGATTTCCGGGCTCAGGAGTTCCTGGTGTGGGGCCCGCTCAAGGTGCTGATCCGCTCCTGCGGCTACGAACAGCCCCGCCGGGTGGAGAACTGGTCCCGAACGACGATGACGATTTTCTACAGCGCCTGGATCAGCCGGGCGTAAATCCAACCCCTTTTCCTATCGGCCCGCCTTGTGCGGGCTTTTTTGTATCTGACGGAGGTTCGTTATGGGCTGCCCTGCAAACGGCTCACGCCACTCTATGGCCCTGGTGGCCGAATCCGTTGCCGGCACCACTCCGGCAACCCCGACGTTTACCCCGATTCGCCAGACCGGCACTACGCTGGCCCTGACGAAAGAGGCTCTGCAAAGCAATGAGCTGCGCGCCGACCGCCAGATCGCCGACATGCGCCACGGCAACAAGCAAGTGGGCGGCGACATCTCCACCGAGCTGAGTTACGGCGGGGCCTTCGACACCATGCTGGAGGCGGTGCTGTGTGGCACCTGGGAGGAGGATTCCCCGTCCGCCGGCACCGACACCCTGCTGGCCGGCGTGGAGCGCCGCCCCTTCACCATCGAGCGGCACTTCGCGGACATCGGCCAGTATCTGCGATACCTGGGCTGCGAGTTCAACACCTGGAACCTGACGGTCTCCACCAACGCGATTATCACCAGTTCGTTCGGCCTGGTGGGGCGCTCCATGGATGCGCCGGCTCAGACGCCCATTGCTGGCGCCACCTATGATCCGGCCACCACCAGCAGCCCGTTCGATTCGTTCTCCGGCGAAATCAACGAAGGCGGCTCCTCGATTGCGACCGTCACCGAGCTGTCCCTGACACTGGAGAACGGCCTGTCACCGCTGTTCGTGGTCGGCTCCGATAGTGCGGCATGCATGAGCATTGCCCGCTCCAACCTGACCGGCTCCATCACGGCGTTTTTCGACAGCGAGACGCTGTATGAGAAGTTCCTGAACGAAACGGAATCCAGCCTCTCGTTCACCCTCAGCGACGGCACGAACGCCTACACCTTCGAGCTGCCCCGCGTGAAGTACAACTCCGGCCAGCCGGACGTGAGCGGTGAGGGCGAGGTCACCGTCTCCATGGATTTCCAGGCCCTCTATGACGCCACCGAGGAAAGCCAGATCGTGATCCTGCGGGGTGCTGCGTAATGAAAATGGAGGCCCTGTTCACCCGCGAGAAAGCCAACGAGGGCACCAAGGTGCCCCTGTCCTACGCCGACGGCACGCCCACCGAGCACCACCTGATCATCCGGTCGCAATGGTCCGACGCCTTCCAGCAGGCGAAGCAGGACGCTTACCGGCAGGACATGGAAGCCCTGACCAAGGGTGAGGCCGTGGACAGCACCGAGCGCCATGTGACGCTGTGTGCGGCCCTAGTGGCCGGCTGGGACCTGGAGGAGGAATTCACCGAGGAGAACGTGAAGACCCTGCTCCGCGAAGCCCCCCAGCTTCGGGACATGATCGACCGCCACGCCTCGCGTGATGCGCGTTTTTTCAGGAAGCCGTCCACCGACTCTACGAGTGGGCGGGAAAAGAAATAGCGGACACGATTCCGGACCCCAAGACCGGCGCCAGCCGCCGGCAGCAGCTTGAGGCGGTTTACCGCCAGACCGGCAAGAAACCCAAAAGCCTGAGAACAGACACGCCACCGGAGGGCACCGCCTACCTGTGGGGCTGGTTCTGTGAGCTGGGCGACTGCTCCTACACCGAGATCCACCACTGGGCCGCACTGAAGCGAATCCACCTCCTGCCCTGGGAAGTGGACGTGCTGCGGCATCTGGATCACCTGAGATCGAAGGCATGGCATGACCGAAACAGCGCGTCTCGTACTGGCCGTTGACAGCCGTGAAGTCGACCGTGGCCAGCGGTCCCTGGATGGCCTGACCGACAAGTCACGCCGGGCCGAGCAGGAAACCGAGCGGCTCACCCGTGCCACCGACCAACTGGGTGGGGCGTATCGCGGCCTGCGCAATGTTCTGGCGGCGGTGGGCATTGGTGTGGCGATCCGCGCCGTTGTTCAGGCGTCCGACACCTACTCAGAGCTGCGCTCCCAGCTGCGGCTGGTGACCGAGAGCCAGGAGGAGCTGAACGACACCTACGAGGCGGCCTACAAGCTGGCCCAGGACACCCGTGGCGGCCTCGGCGAAACCATCAACCTGTACGCCCGGCTGGCCCGCTCCAGTGAAGAGCTGGACCTGACCAATCAGCAGCTGTTGACGGTCACCCGAGCGATTAACCAGTCGTTCGTGGTCTCCGGCGCCAGCGCGCAGGAAGCGGCCTCCGCCACCCTCCAGCTTT